TACACGGTTTACATTGCTAACATTGACGGCGTAACAGATGCAGTAGATTTGCGAGTGCAGCTAACCATAAGTGAGATATGACAACGGCGAAGAGCAACATATTTCAGGTATCGCTTAGCAGAAGCGGGCGCATATCCAAAAAGCAGCGCACCCCTATTCAAAAGGTAGGGCAATGGCAGGTAAAGCAATACTTTGAAGACAATGACTACCCGGGCCTGCTGATTGACCTTTATGCCGCTAGCCCCACGCACGGGGGGATCATTGACAAAAAGGTGATGTACACCCGGGGCAGCAAGCTAAAGGCAGTGGCGAAAGACCCTAGCCAACAGGCCGAGGTAGACAACTACAGCAGCGGAGTGGGCAATGATCTGGGTATACATGAGTGCTTTACGCGGTTGGCAATGGATAGATACCTGTACGGCGGGTATGCGCTACTAGTATACACTGATAGCACCGGCCAGCTGGCCGGATTCAAACATGTTGACTTTAGCCTATTGCGCCGCGCTAGTTACGATAATGAGGCAAAAGAAACGGTGCACGGCTACGTGTACAGCCCAGACTGGCGGGACGAGGCACTAACCAAAAAGGAGGCGGTATGGATAGCCCCCTTTGACCCGGATGGGCAGTACGAGCCTGAGGCCAAGTACTTAGTGTACCGAATGCGCTACGCACCCGGAAAGCATTATTACCCAACCCCCGATTACCACAGTGCCATTTTAAGCATCGAAACGGAGGCGGAGCTGATAAATTTTAAGCACAAAAGCACCATAAACAGCTTCAATCCCGGCGGCTTTTTGACTATTGTGGGCCGAATGGATGAGGCCGAACGCGAAAGAACCCGGAAGTCTTTCGAGGAATTCCAGAACGGCACTGACAATACGGGTAAACTATTCGTGCAAATTGTCGACAACGAGAGCGAAGGCGTTCAGTTTGTACCTTTTACGAATAGCCCGGCGGATAAAAACGTAAGTGCGTATCAGGATCAGGCAAGGCAGGAAATTGTAAGCGCGCACCAGCTGCCAAGCCTCACCCTAATAGGTCTGCCGGGGGGGCCAAGCCTGAGCGGGGATGCCAGCACGATCAGCACCTCTATGTCCACGTTTTTTGAAACAGTTATTAAGCCTGTAAGGGGTGAGTTGCTGGACGATCTGGTTTGGCTGTACAGCCTGCTGGGCTGGGATGTAACCTTTAGCGTGGACGAGCTGGTAATAACTGAAACTGGGCAAGTAGATACCGCTACAATTAACCAGGATGGCGGCACAAACGAAGAGCAGATAAACCAATTAGCGATACAGCAATGGCAGCAATAACCGATACGTTGCTCATAACCTCCGAAGAAGTTCAGCAACTGGTTCCTGGGGCACGCGACCTGGTGCGCACACTGGCTATGGAGCCAGCCATACATACCGCACAACGCGCGTTTTTACGCGTGGTGCTAGGTAGATACCTGTATGAAGAGATCGTGGATCAGGCGGCCTCTAATGGCCTAACAACGGACAATCAGGAACTGGTGGATAGGGCAAAAGTAATGTTAGCATATACCACGTTGCAAAAAGACCTGCCGTTTAGGGCTAACCAGATACGCGATACGGGCGTAGTGGCATTAACCACGGGCGGGGTAACTAGGGAGCTATCCGGCTATAAGACCGTACTGGATGCAATCGGGGCAAACATAGATACTGAGCGGGCTATTTTTGAAGACTGGCTGGCAGACAACAGCAACCGTTATCCATTATGGCACCATACCAACTACTGGCAGTTAATGTATGACGATTGCCGGCTGGAACGCTGGCATGGCAGGCCCGAAAGAGGCACCGGCAACGTCCGTTTCTTTAGCGTTGGCGGGCGTGCTACCACTGGGCAACGCGCCGATCCAACTTCGAGAGGCTACTGGCGGCGACACTGGAATACCTATTAGGCTAAAATGGGCTATTGAGCGGCTTCGACTCATAGTAAAACTCAGGCATGTTCTGCCTAAGACTAGCCATCTCGGATATGCGCTGGTACTCAGGCTCCCAACGCATGCGTAAATCTTGTTTAGAGGTTACCTCCCCGTTACGTTGCTTAGCAACGGATAGGCATACCACCCCCTCTGTGCTGGTGCCGTCCTCAAATTCGTGCAGGCCGTGCAAATCAGGGCGGTAAAGCATCCAAATGTTGTCTGCATCCTGCTCTATATCCCCAGATTCTTTTAGGTGATGCGGCTCCGGTCGTATATTATTCCCCCGCACATCCCGGCTAACCTGCGCCAGAGCAACGATTGGCAACTTTAGCTCCTTCGCCAATATCTTTAGTTTGCGGCTAACGTTACCTACCGCCACCCGCCTATCGTTAGATGGCTCGGCTATCAGCTGAAGGTAGTCAACTATCAGCACCTGCAAGCCATGTTTGCGCTTGTGCGCACGCACGCGCTGACATAAGCGGGTAATGTCCATAGGTGCCGCGTCGTCCAGCAATAGCGGCCAGCTGAAGATAGTAGCCCGCGCTGCATCCAACGCCTGCCAATCGGAGTCGGCCATCGCTTGCCCGCGAATAGAGCCCATGCGTATGCTGCCTACATTGGCCAACACACGCATTAGGATAGCCTCGCTAGCCATTTCCGCGCTGGCAAAGTAGACCGATATCCCCCGCTTCAGCAACCCTACGGCAAGGCTTAGCGCAAATGCCGTTTTGCCGTGCCCTGGGCGTGCGCCCACAACCGTAAGCTCCCCCGCAAATAAGCCATTGGTTATGCGCTGAAGGCTGTACAGGTCAATCGGTATACCGGCCTCCTTGCCTGAGGCAATGCGCTGCACCACGTCCACCGCGCTGTTTAGCTGATCGGCCAGGTTCATCTGGCTATTACGTGTAGCTACCTGTAGCAAGTCGTTTATCTTCGCGTGCATCCCCATCAACAAGTGAATGGGGTCGTACCTATCCTGATAGGAGACTACCGCTGAACACATACGCGTGGTCTCCCTGCCTATCCACTGCTGGGCAAGTATGTAAGCGTGGTGCTCAAGGTTCGCGCTACTAGCTATAACGCTCGTCGATTTGGCGATAACATAAGGGCCACCGGCGGCTGCCAAGTTGCCGTTTTTGCGCAGCTGATCCATAACCGTTAGCTTATCAATAGGCACAAGCTCGTCGTTTAGTTCAGCCATTGCCCGCCAAACGTGCTGGTACTTGGCCTCACTAAACATATCGGCTGTAACCACGCCGCTAATGCGAGAAAAGGCAGTTCCTTCGAGTAGGCATGCACCAATAACGCACGCCTCAGCACTTGGCTCCTCTGGCAGATTGACTATCGGTAATTGTTTTTGACTATCCATGGCCGGCAAAGGTATGCAAGTGTGCGCAATTTCGCAAAGTAGAGAACCTTAACATCCTTTTGTTTTTTTTAAACGCTTAACGCATGTATTTTTTTTGTGCTTTTAGCGTGCTTTTTTAGCACAACAGGTGGTAAATCTTTTTTTTTAAGAACTTAACAAAAAGACAGCCCTCTTGCTATAAGTAACATCTATCTTTATTCTTTCTCTTTACCACCTGTTATCCTTATCTGTATTACTTATAAGTAAAAATAAACAAAAAGAAAGCTTACAAAACAAGTTTTTCGTCGAACAAAAACGCGCGTTCGTCGAAAAAATACAGGAAGAAACGGGGTTCGCAAATAGACGCGCTGTGCCGTGCGATCTGTTGTATGGGTAGGCACATATGCCAGCAGGGTAGGCATTGCGCGATACGCGCTACGTGAGGGGCAAATACGGCGCACTGTGCTTAGGCGCGTAGGTAGACATTATTATTTTTACGGGAATTGCGTAATTCCGCAAACCTCCCTATCTTTGTACTATGAAACAAAAAGAGGTAAATAAGATCATTAGGCTACATAAGATGTGGCTGGAAAAAGAGCATGGTGGAAAACGCGCAGACCTGCGGTGGGCGAAGCTGCAAGGCGCAAATCTGTATGGCGCAAACCTGGAAGGGGCAGACCTGGAAAGCTCAGACATGCAAGGGGCAGCCTTGCGGTGGGCGAAGCTGCAAGGCGCAAATCTGTATGGCGCAAACCTGGAAGGGGCAGACCTGCAAGGGGCGAAGCTGCAAGGCGCAAACCTGTATGGCGCAAACCTGCAAGGCGCAAATCTGTATGGGGCAGACCTGCAAGGCGCAAATCTGCGGTGGGCGAAGCTGCAAGGCGCAAACCTGTATGGCGCAAATCTGTATGGGGCATTCCTGCAAGGGGCGAAGCTGCAAGGCGCAAACCTGTATGGCGCAGACCTGCAAGGGGCAGACCTGGAAGGGGCGAAGCTGCAAGGCGCAAACCTGTATGGCGCAAACCTGCAAGGCGCAAATCTGCGGTGGGCAAACCTGCAAGGCGCAAACCTGTATGGGGCATACCTGGAAAGCTTAGCCCTGCAATGGGCAGACCTGGAAAGCTCAAACCTGCAAGAGGCAGACCTGCGGTGGGCAAACCTAAGCCCAGAGCAGCGTGAGGTAGCTGAAAAAGGCGGCGCAATTCTGCAAAAAAAATGAACCGCCCCTTGCGTAATTCCGCAAACCTCCCTATCTTTGTACTATCACTTTAATCAAAGACAATGTACACGCCCCGCCACCTGATGCGCTTCTTGCCAGGCAAGACAGTGCACGAGCCTTACACCGGAGAGGTCTGCACAATAGTGCAGGTTAAGCCCCACGTAAATTTACTAGGCGACGATTGCTTTTTTGTTGCCTTTAGCAACGGGCAGTTTGCCTACCCATATAGCCTAACATCGCTAGCCCGGGATGCCTTTGGCTTGTACAAAGAAAGTAAAAAAGGGAATCTGCCATGGTAAAGCCCTTCACCATTGCCGCCCGGGTAGCCCCCGCGCTACTTGAGCGGGCGGCGCAGATTGACGCTGCCAAGCGTAAGGCTCAAATCCGAACGGATTTCTGCCTGGCAGATAAGGTGCAGCATATGCTGGAACTGATTTCAGACCAGCACGAAAGCCAGCAATCTCCCGGCATGATTGCCATTCGGCTCATTTGGCTTATGCAGGGGCTACCTACGGCGTACTTGCATGCTATGCTGGATGAGCTAATAGCCGCCTGCTGCCATGCTTTTGCAGGCGAAGTAACGCGGGGCTACGCAATCTTTGATGAACAATAGAAACTCAACTTAATCATTAAAAAAATGAGAACAAGATCCACAGACGCGCTGCCGGTGAGCAGCACCATCGTACTAATTTACGGCCAGCCTGGCATAGGCAAAACCAGTTTGGCAATTACAGCGGCAACCCCAATCCTGATTGATGCGGACAACGGCCAAGGCCGCGCTGCATTCCGGGTGGACGCGGAAACCCAGCCCACTTGGCAGAGTGTAGCCGCCCTGCTATCCGACCGGGATGAAATGTCGATGTACAATACAGTAGTCATTGACACTGTAGGTAGGCTGGCGGAGCTAGCGATGGAATACATTGCGGCAAAGTATCCGCGGATGTACAATAGTGAAACCTACAAGCCCTCTCAAGAGGGTTATGGAATGCTAAAAGGGCTAATGGGCGGGGTGCTGCGTAGCCTGCGCGATATGGGCAAAGATGTTGTACTGATTGCCCACGAAAATGACGATGATGAGTGCCGCGAGCCCAAGATAACCGGCAGCACCGCCGCACTGGTGAAAGAGATAGCCGACCTGATTGGCTATTACAGTCTGGTCGATGGCCGGCGCGTTGTTGACTTTCGCCCGTCGAGTTCACACTGGGGCAAGGATAGTGCGGGCCTGGGGGCAATGGAGATAGCACCCATAACCGCCAGCAGCACCACGATGGCTGATATGATAGCCGCGTATAAGGCCCACCAAGCCAAGGTTAGCGCGGCAAGCGCGGAGGTGATGGAAGCCATCGAGCGGTACAAGGAAGCCATAGCCAGCGCGGATAGTCTGAACGCGCTAAAAGCAGTTTACGATGCAATAAGAAAAGAGGGCGTGGCGGTGGAAGCCCAGCTTCGACATTTAGTTACGAAACGAAAAGAGGTATTAGCAAAAGAAGCGGAGGTACAAAATGGCTAATCTTTGGTTACGCGTAACCCAGCTGGATACCTTCGTAAATTGGACGTCGGGCTTGGACACAGTTGGCATCTTAGACAAGCTAACTAGCTACACCCCGCCTACCTACGCAATGCAATACGGCACGGCGGTTGGCGAAATGGTAGAGCGCGGGCTATTTGATTGGCCTGAAGGGGAGCCTTATCTTATACAGGGGCGAACAAAGGTAGTGGTGGACACTGCTATTTTGCGGGCCTTTGGCGAGCTATACCGCGGCGGCTTGTGGGCGGCTGCAGCCTTTGAAGTTCCGGGCTTATACAAGCTAGCCAGCGGGGCGCATACATTGACCCTTACCGGCACCGCGGATGCTATATCTGGGCTTACACTATACGAGCATAAGACTACCCATAAAACCCCTGATTATACCGACAGTCTACAATGGCAGGTATACCTCGAGATGTTTCAGCTACCTGTTGTAGCCTACTACATTGCGGAGGTAACCGAGACTGCGCGAAAGTTCAAGGAGATGCACCAGCAGACATTTTGGCGCACGCCTGAGAGCACCGCTAATGTGGAACTAGCCTGTCGTATGTTTATTGACTGGGTAACGCGAAATAAATTCGAGGGGTATTTTACTACTCCATCAAAAAAGTACTTAAGTTTAACAACGGATGGGTCTTTGTTTGATTAAGTGAGGCCGGGGGGGGAATAAAATCCCCTTCGGTTTTTTTATTTCAAAAACAATGCGTAATTTAGCACCATGGATTTAGCAGAAAAGATACGCAAGCTCAAGGCTCAGTACAGCTGGCGCGAAATGAGCGAGGTGCTGCACCTAAGGCACCCGCACTTGCTGCGTGCGGTGGCCAAAGGCGGCAACAAAAGTGCCACGCTGATTGAAGCTATATACAACGCCGCTGGCAGCGACATAGAGAGTGAAGCCGCAAACAAGCTTGAGCAGCTTATGAATGAGCGGGCGGTCAAACGTAAAAAGATTAGGTTATGAAGCGGCGCGAAGAAACTCTCCAGATAGCACTAGTCAAGTGGTTTGCTACTGCACACCCTGACAAGGTCATGTTTAGCATCCCTAATGAGCGCAAAGCAACACCCCGCGAAGGCTGGCGAATGAAACAGATGGGGCTAACCCCGGGTGTAGCCGACCTGTTTTTGATGCACGGGAACCACCTGTACCACGGGATGTTTATCGAAATGAAGTCGCCAAGCGGAATGATGCAGCCTACCCAAATGCAGTTTGGAGAAAAAGCTGAGGTAGCCGGCTATCGATACGAGGTGTATTACAACCTAAACGATGCAGTTATGGGTATAACTAATTACCTAAGCATAAAAAAACCAAAATGACAATTCGCGAATTAATACTTGCCTGCTGGTTTAGCCTAGCTATATCAATCTTCGTGCCAATCGTATGGGTGCGGATGTACATCCATTTGGATAAGTGGCTGCACCGCTACCGATTGTGGCACATTCGGCCTATTGCGTGCCCAAAGTGCATGAGCTTTTGGCTAGCACTTGCCATCGGGCTAGCTGCTCTGCCCTGGTATATTGCGCTTGTATCCGCGTTTTTTGCCTACCTTGTGGGTAAAAGTTACTTTAACTGGTGCGAAGAAAATGACAACTGCTATTGACCGAATCAAAGTGGCAATCCTTGCTTATGATGATAGCCGCATGGGTAGCCTTCGCGAAAAGCGGGCGGCTGTAGACCTGATATGCGAGGTATACAGAGAGGCTACAGGGCTAGACTGTGACCCAGTTACCTGCTACAACTGCGCCAACGGCGTACGTAAGTACGTGCGCGAACTGGAATTGCTTATGCTGCACGCTTATGAGCACTCAAACGTCGAGACAATTGAACCCCTAACCACCGAAACCGATGGAGGCGAACCAACCGAAACCGAAACGCGACTATCCCGCGCTCGAAAAAAACAAGTTTAAGCCGGGGCAAAGTGGTAACCCTAATGGCAAGCCAAAAGGGGCCGGCAAAAAAGACTTGGATCCATTGCGTAATCAAATACGCGAGTTTCTATCCGAGACATTCCCGCAAATAGCAACTAAATTTGCGGAGCTGGACAACGCAAAAGATATGATATACTGCTGGACTAAGCTAGCTGATTACGTAATGCCTAAGTTACGAACTATCGAGCTAGAAACGGATGGGGAGGCATTGCCATATATTCCGCTTACTATCGTGCGGCCTGAAGACATTAAACGCCGTGGATAGGTGGACGCAAAAGAGCGGCATATTCTGGCACCTTACGTGCCATTATTTGAGCCGCACGGCAAGCGATATGTAATTATGCGCGGTGGGGCAGGTGCAGGCAAAACCTACCACATGTATCTGCGCATCCTGCTGGACATAGTTACATACCCTGACTACCGATGGCTTTGCATTCGCAAAACCCGCACCAGCATACCCCGCACTATATGGCAAGGCCTAACGGAGCTCATCCGCAAACTAGGACTATCCAAATACTTTGTCTTTCGAAGCCAAGAGCTAACCATTGAGTATACCCCTAACGGAAACTTTATCTGGTTTAGCGGGATAGACGACCCAGACAAGCTCAAAGGGATCGAGAATGTTGTCTCTGTATGGATGGAAGAGGCTGATCAGTGTACGGCAGATGACCTGTACGAACTATCCCGCCGCCTTCGCCCTGAAAGCGATTACCATAGCCAGATTGTACTCACCTTTAACCCGGTTAACGTCAATAACTGGGTATACAAAGAATTTTTTGAAACTAATGCGCGTGCTGATAGCTCGCTGTATTTACATACAACGTACCGAGACAACCCCTACCTGCCCGCCGCCAACGTAACGGAGCTGGAGGTAATGCGCGAAATAGCCCCGTACCATTACCAAGTATACGCGCTTGGGGAGTGGGGTAGCCTCGACGGCCTGATTTACCAGCCTTGGCAGCAGGTGGCTGAACTACCCACTAACCCCGCTCGCTGCTGGTACGGGCTGGACTTTGGCCACAATGTGCCTAGCGCATTGGTTAAAGTAGTTGAAGCGGACGGCCTGTACTATATGCAAGAGGTGCTGTACCGCACTGAGATGACTACGCACGACATAATAGCCGCGCTCAAAGACCTGGGGGTGGCCCGGAACGAACCGATCTACTGTGATGCAGCGGAGCCCGATAGGATAGCGGACATATACCGCGCGGGCTACAACGCACAACGGGCGCGTAAGGATGTGGGGGCTGGCATAAACTATGTGCAAGGGCTGCACGGCAATCTACGTAGCTGGCAGGGTAACGTGAACTTACACAAAGAACATAGTACGTACGCTTGGCGCAAAGATCGAAACGGGCAACCTTTAGACGCGCCGGAAAAGGTTAATGACCACGCGCTGGACGCTATGCGCTACGCACTGTACACGCACCTGTACAAGGGGGGGGACGGCAAGCGCACAACCTTTGTGGCGGGGAGGTAATTATTTACGTGCGGGTCTTGCTTATTTGAAATAGCCTTGCTAAATTTGGCACATGAAGTATTACGAACTATACGAGGTGCTTGACGGCGGGATCGACCTAAGGTGCCGCGAAGCAGTAGGGATGCCCAAGATTGTTTTGGCTAGGGGTACCCGCGAAGTTGCGATAATCGGAACTAATAACCGCGCTATCGCGGAATGGGTGCTTGAATTTGTCTCCGGCGTGCTAAATCCAGAGCTGTACGATATATTTAAGGAGTACGATATATTTAAGGAGTACGATATATTTAAGGTGTACGGAATGCAGCTTTATTCAGCGGCTGCCATACAAAGCGATATGGCAGACAACGGCTGGGGATACGAGCCAGAAGAAGAAGAGGGGCCGGACGCGATAGACCGTGCCTGCGACGCGTACCACGCGTGGAAAGATGATAGCATGCTAAGATAAGTCATGAAGTACTACGAGATATATAAAGAGGACAAGGTCCGATTTCGTGAAGTTAAGGAGCCCACTTCACTTTTTTTTCGGGACGGGCAAGGCATTCAGATAGGCACCAATGATCCGGATGTGGCAGAGTGGGTACTTAATCGGCAGATAATGCTAGGCTTGTTATTTGGCCGTGTCATTATTGACCGTGCTATTAATGATATAATTGATGATATGGCACGCCTAAAGTGGAGAATACCGCCGAAATTACTAACGAGATACAATAGCGCACAGAGCACTGACCAAGATGAGTAAAACACTAACCATAAAACAGTACATCGATATGTGGGGGCACCTAAGGTGCTCCCCATTCGACCGCGCTACCCCGGGTATGATCAAGATGGGTCTTGCCGCCGCACTTACCGGAAAGATGCCCGCTACGGTGGCAGACTTGGCAGAGTACCTGCCCCTGCTGGCTGAGTACGATACGGCCGTGCCAAACACGTACACGCCGGTACACCACCGTCTACTAACCGCCGCCGATGGCAGCAAGTGGGGGGTGGTGAACGACATTGCCAGCTGGACTGCTGATAGGTTTCTCGACATGGAGAGCCACTTGGCGGGCAAGACAATAACAGAGCAGGTGCTGCCTATGCTGCAAGCGGTAACCTATCAGCATACTGAGAGCAAAGAGGCTCCCGGCTACAACGCCGATGAGGTGTATGCGCCCGCTAAACTGGCTAGCTTAGAGCAGCTGCCCGCCATGGAGGGGTGGGAGGTGTACCTTTTTTTCATGCTAGCGCGGCACGCGTTAAGCACGCTTACCCCGGACTCTGGGGAGACAGCGGCACAAGCGGCGGCACCTATTCCCCCTTCCAAGAAACGTACAACGAAAGGTACCCGGTAGCCTATCAGTGGCTACTAATAGCGTGCGGAAATGACCTTACCAAAATGGACACAGTCAGTGAGCTACCGCTTCTTCAGTTTTTGCAGTTCGTTCAGCACTACCTTGACCGCGAGCAGCTACGTTATGATATTCGCAAAAGAGCAAGCCAAAAAAGATGAGTTATAAAAGTACCCTAAACACACTGGTGACGGCAGCCGAGGGGCTAGGCGTACCGGTAATAGTAGACAGGCCGGGCCGTGCAGGCTTCCAGCCGCCTATCCGCTTCCCCTACATTGCGATTGATATGGTGCCAGACTTAACGCTAGGGCCGAATAGCACTACTATGGCATTCGACGTGCGGGTGCTAACCAAAAGCGGCACCGACATAGCAGACTACACGAATGACCTTGAGGCTACCTACACGCTGATAAACCAGCTAGTAGGCGCACTGAGGCGCACGGCCTACAATAACGGGGGGCCGGTGCTCAACTCGCTCGATAGCGTGCAGGCAGTAGGGGAGATAGAGAGTTATGCCAACAGTGAAACAGGCTGGATGGTAACGATAGAGCTAGAAACAGATAGCGATACAACTATATGCTAACCAAAGTAGCAGGCAAAGGCACCGAAGCGGATAGCCAGCCAACCGACCAAGCGAGTGAGCAGGCCGAAGCGCGGCTCCAGCATAGCGATATGCGCCCAAAGTGCAAGGCTGCGCCGTGCCCGAAAGCGTCGATAGACGGCGGGAAGTGTGAATGTATAAACCGCGTGTGGTTGTAACGCATTATGGGCAAAAGCAGGAACGAACTACCCGCTATGTGGCGGCAGGTACAGCGGCTACGGCAGCGCGTGTATGACCTCGAGTGCCTGCTGCATAATGAGCTAGATGAGCGCATAGCTAAGGCAGTGGCAAAAGGTAAGGATAGCGGCAGGCAGGAAGCGATAGACGTGGCCAGCACCCAGCAAGATCAGGGCAATGGCTAAGAAACCCGCACTAGGCAAAAGTGTAGCCCGCATTCTCGCAGAGCAAAAGCGGCAAACTCCGATGGCATTCGCGCTGCGGGAGGCGGGGGAGTTCATGGCCGACCTAATGCGCTTCTACCTAGCTAGCCAAGGGTTGGAAGATAGCCGCATAATCGACGCTATTACGGTCGAAGTGAACACCGCTCAGGGCATGCTAAGCGTAGTTGCACCCCCGTATGCTACATGGGTGGAAAGTGGGCGTAAGCCGTATGGGAAGATCACCGGGTTTGTGAACACTATGCCCCCAAACGACGTGATATTCGAGTGGGTGAAGCGCAAAAGGATCAAGGGCCGTAACCGTAAAACGGGTAAATTCATAACCAACGCGGAGCTAGTGTGGCGCATACGGCGAATGATAGCCCGGAGGGGTATACCGCCTAGGCCGTTTATCTTGCCCGCAATAGACGAAGGGCTGCCAAAGATAGATGAGTTTGTTACTCTCAACTGGGATATAGCCATAGATAACCAGATAGCACTGATAGCAGAAAGATGAAAGCACCCTTCCCCTACTTTGGCGGTAAGAGCAGCGTAGCCCCAATAGTGTGG